TGCAACATTATTTACCCTGAGAAGGGTTATGTGTGGTTTCCTTTACACATTTTTTATCCAAAGTCGAACATGTTGGAGAAACCCGTTGAATTTGTACGGGGAGAAGTTTTCCGAAATTCCGACAAGAAAACAAGTAAGTTTAAGTTTGTAGCACAATTGGATCATAATGCGGTAAGTATCAAAGGTTTAGATATGGTGGAATGTTTCGTAGAACGCTGTCCAGACGTCACGGACAATTTGAAGAAATTTTTACCTTTGTCTGTACCTTCGGGAATTTCAGTGTGTACGATGATGATGCGGAACAAAGAGGCTGTGTTGGATCATGAGAAAATGACAGTTGAACACGGAACATATGGACATAAATATCTTTCTATGTTTGGAGGTTGTTATACTACGTCGAAGGCGTCCACAGGTACGTGTATGTCGATTTTGGTGACGGAAGGTAAACAGCCCATTGTTGCAGGATTTCATATTGGGGGTAACCCTAATAAGAAGTATGGTGTGATGATGACTGTAACACAGGGTCAAGCAATGGAATTACGTAAGAAGTTGCTGAATTTGCCAGGTATTCGCGGTATTGCAGCTGCAACACAGATTCCAGATACGCAGTATGGTAAGCGTGTCATTGACTCAGTGGAAGTTCATCCGAATTCCAAGTTTATCAAAGAATTGGATGATAATGCTGCAATTGATGTGTTAGGTTCTACGCGATTGCGCACAGAAGCCAAGAGCAAAGTGGTACCGTCCATTTTGTGTAAGGAGGCTGAAGTGCTTTTCGGTATAGAGAACTGTTGGGGTTCACCACGATTGAAACCCAATTGGAAAGCATTCAATGCCACTTTAGAACACATTATTAATCCATCGGAGATGTTTGTTCCAGCGTTGTTGCAACGCGCGCGTAAGGATTGGTTAAATCCAGTACTTGCTTTTGCTAAAGAAATTAATGCAAAAGAAGGCGTGCGACCATTAACACTAAAAGAAGTGATCATGGGAATACCAGGCAAAAGATTTATTGACGCTATTCCTATGAACACGAGTATGGGATACCCCGTTTTCGGTCCGAAGAAAAAGAAGTTTACATACGTAATGGAAGGTGAACATTGTGAGGATCGTATACCGGATGATGATATTATGGAGGAATATGAGAGGTGCATTAGGTGCTGGGAAGCTGGTGAAAGAGCTTACCCAGTAACGACTGCAACCCTTAAAGATGAACCCACAAAATTGGACTCCGAAAAGGTGCGAGTATTTCAGGCAGTG